CATGGCAACACATCACGGAAAAGAAGGAGTTGTAACAGCTGGTGGAACAGCAGTTGGGGAACTAACTAGCTTCACACTTGAAACAACTGGAGATGTTGTAGAAGATACTGCTTTATCAGATGGAACTAAATCATTTGTAACAGGTAGAACTTCATTCTCTGGTACTTTAGAAATGCACTTTGACGAAACTGATTCTCCACAAGAAACTTTACTTGCTGGTGCTTCTATCTCATTTGTTTTATTACCAGAAGGTAATACTGCTGGAGATGCAAGTTACACAGGAACAGGTATTGTAACAGGTATGAGTATCAATAACTCAATGGACGCAATCATTTCAAGAACTGTTACTTTTCAAGGCACAGGTGCTTTAACAATAGGAACTGTATAAATCTAATTTATGTCAGTTATTGATAGAGTTAAAACTCATTTTGAAACTCTTAAAACTATCACTATTGAGGTAGAAGAATGGAAAGACGAGCATGGAAATGCTAGTGTATTCTATTCAGAGCCATTAACCCTTGAAGAAAAAAACATTATTTTTAAGAAGTCTAATAATTTTCAAGACTTAACTATTCTTGTTGATTTGCTTATAATGAAGTTGCAAGTAAAAAATGATAAAGGCGAAATGATTAAAGCCTTTAGTCCAGAAGATAAATTTGCATTAAGAAAAAAAGCAGACTCAAATATTATATCTGATGTTGCCAATAAAATACTTTTAGATACTAATTACGAGGACGCAGAAAAAAAGTAGATGGCGACCCTGATGTTAGGTCGCTTTTAGTTATAGCAGAACGATTACATCTCACAATCCAACAAGTTCTTGATATGCCAGTTAGCCATTATAATCTTTGGTTAGCTTACTTGAAAAAAGAACAAGAACAGTATAAAACAAGTCAATCATTAGCTGACGCAAGGAATTTAAAATAATGGCAAATCAAAGACTTAACATAGATATAGTAGCAAAAGATAAATCTAAACAAGCATTTAATAGATTACAAGGTACTCTTTCTAAAGTTAAAGGTTCTATATTTAATTTAAAAAATGCTTTTATTGGTTTGGGTGCTGGTATTGTACTTAAAGGCATTGTTAATGCTGGTATGCAAATTGAAGAATTAGGTGTTCAATTAGAAGCATTATTTGGTAGTGCTAAAAAAGGTAAAGCAGCACTAGATACAGTTACAAAATTTGCAAAGACAACTCCATTCGAACTATCAAACATTCAACAAGGTGTAACAGCTTTAGCAACTGTTTCTGAAAAAGCAGAATCACTTGGAATATCATTTGAAGAATTATTAAAAATTACTGGTAACACAGCAGTTCAATTAGGTGGAGATTTTGCGTTAGCTTCACAACAAATACAAAGATCATTTAGTGCTGGTATAGGTTCAGCAGATTTATTTAGAGATAGAGCAGTAACAGCTATGGCTGGATTCTCTGCTGGAGTAAAAGTTAGTGTTGATGAATCTATTTTAGGATTAGCAAGAGCATTTGGAACTGGTGGTAAGTTTGGAGAACTAACAAACAAACTAGCACAAACTTTAAAAGGAACTGTATCAAACTTAAAAGATGCTTTCTTTACAATTCAAACAGAAATAGCAGCAGGATTTTTTGATGAACTTAAAAGACAATTAGGAGATTTAAAACAATTTACAGAAGATAATGATCAGGCTATTAGAAGATTAAGTAGAGAAATGGGAGAAAATCTTGCAGTAGCTATTTTAAAAGTATCTAATGCACTTAAAACATTAACAACAAATTTTAGAGATTTTCAATCTGTAATAGGACTTGCTGCAATAGCTATGGGTGGATTTACAGCAAAATTAGTTGGTGTTGCTTTAATTATTGATGATGTAAATAGAAGAACTGGAAAATTAGCTAATGTTACTGAAAAGAAATTATTACCTAATGCAAGAGATTTTCATAAAGTAATGATACAAACAAAAGAAGAATTGTTTAATATTTCACAAATTGAACAAGCTATTGCAAAAGCAAAAGAAAAACAATTAAAATTACAAAGTTTTATTCAAGAAGAAAGTAATAAAAACAGATTAGAATTTCATACATTAGAAACAGAAGGTGTAAAAAAATTTAAAGAACAGAACGATATTCAAGGTCAAGTATTTAAAAAAATTAAAGAGCAAAATGCAGAATTTAGTATCTCTAATGAAATTGTAGGTTTTATTAATAGAGGTGTAGATTCTTTTTCAAGAGGACTTGCTGAATCATTATTATTAGGTAAAGACATTAAAGAAACATTTAGTAATATGGCAAAAACTTTAGCAGTAGAAGTATTAAGTCAATTAATATCAGTAATAGCAAAAAAAGGTGTTGAACTTGCTATTGAAAAAATGATTACAAATGAAAAAAGAAAACAAGTGGCTTTAAGTGGTGCTAGTAGTGGTGGAAGTATATTTAGTGCTATTGGAAGTTTTTTTGGTGGTGGTAAAGCATCAGGTGGTGCAGTACAAAAAGGACAACCTTATATGGTAGGAGAACAAGGTGCTGAATTATTTGTACCTAACCAATCAGGACAAATACAACAATCAGCTAGAGGTGGTTCAGGTGGTGGAAGTACAACAGTTAATTTTAATATCAATACAGTAGATGCTTCTGGCTTTGAAGAATTGTTAGTTAGATCAAGAGGAACTATAACTCAATTAATTAATAGTGCTGTAAATGAAAGAGGGAGTAAAAACTTAATCTAATGTCTGGTGCTTTTCCAATATCAACTGCTAAGTTTGGAACTTTAGGAATAAAGTCAATTCAAAATACTATTATCTCAAAAACTGTTTCAGGTAAGAAACTTGCAAGACAAATAGACAATCAAAGATGGGCATTTTCAGTTCAAATTATTACAGCTAAAAGATCAGATGTTTATGGAGAGTTAATGGCTTTTATAATTAAACAAAGATCAGGCAAAGAAAACTTTACAATTATCCCACCAGAAGTAGAAGATGCTAGAGGCACAGCATCAGGTACTCCACATGGTACAGCAAGTGCTGGAGATACTTCAATTACATTAGGTGGTACAGGTACAGGCACATTAAAAGCTGGAGATTTTATAAAATTTGCTAGTCATGATAAAGTTTATATGGTCGTTACAGATCAATCAGATATTTCAACAGGAACTTTAACAATAGAGCCACCTTTAACAACAGCAGTTTCTTCTTCAGATATTCAATATGATAATGTTCCATTCACAGTACACTTAACAAATGATGTTCAAGAATTTGGTGTATCTGGTGCAGATAAAGATGGTAATTTATATTATGAGTATCAATTTGATGTTGAAGAATCCTTATAGATGAAATACAAAGTAAAATATTGGATTAGTGTTGATTTTTTAGCAGAAGAAATAATAGAAGCTGATGATTTTGATGCTCAATCCTTGAATCAAGGAAAGTATAGTGACCCATCTAAAAATGCCACTTATACTGTCAATGATGCAATAAAAATTAATAGAAGAACATTTGAGGAATATGACGAGAAGCCTAACAACAGCAGTAAAGAACGAACTTCTAACAAATGATATTAGACCAATCCATCTTATCACTATTGGGTTCGCTACTCCTATTAACATTACTGATTGTTCTTTTCCATTAACTTCATCAGTATCAGGCTCATCAGTAACTTATAATTCTTCAGATCATTTATTAGGAATATCAGATTTTTCTGAACAAACAGATGTCAGTAAGTCTAGTATTAATTTAACTTTATCAGGTGCAGAACAATCATTTATATCAATCGTATTAAATGAAAATGTTATTAATGATACTGTTACTATTTACAGAGGATTATTAGCAGATGATAACACAATAGTTGATGACCCTTTTTTACTTTATAAAGGCAGTATAGAAAATTTTGAAATACAAGAGCAACCTAAATCAAGCACACTATCATTATCTATTGTATCTCATTGGGCAGACTTTAATAAGAAAAATGGTCGTAAGACTAATAACACTTCACAACAAAGATTCTTTAGTACAGATGTTGGAATGGATTTTAGTTCAGAAACAGTACAAGATATTAAATGGGGTAGATCATAATGCAAGACATTATCTCTCTTTATAGAAATTATAACAGATACAATGATTGTTCAGATAATGATTTGATTAACCATCTTATGCCAAGCATATCTTTAAATCAGTTTAAGAAACACTATGATAATAATAAATTAATAGGATTTACTAATTGGGGTTTATTATCTGATGAAGCACATAATCAATTTAAACAAACAGGTCTTATAGATAGTAAGGATTGGAAATCAGGAAATAATCTTTGGCATATAGAAACAATCTGTAAATATAATCTTAAAAATATTATCAAGTGGACTAAATCATTTTTAACTAAACAATTTGGAATAGGCAAAGAGATTAATTGGATAAGAATTAAAGATAATAAAATTGTTAGAATTGTAACAAGAACAACTAAAGAGGCTTGGTTATAATGGGTGGATTTGTAAGGTCAGTTATAAGGACTGTAACTAAAACATCAAAATTTTTTACAAACATGAATCCTTTGGTGTCTTTAGGTATATCTTTATTTATATCATGGGCATTAAGACCTAAAGTTCCTGAAATACCTGATTTTGGAACTAATCAATTTGATGATTTTGAAAGAGGTATCTTACTTAACAAACAATCTAATGACTCTAATATTCCTGTTATTTATGGAGAAAGATTAACAGGTGGAACTAGAGTATTCATGGAAACATCAGGAACAGATAATACTTATCTTTATATGGCTATCGTTATGGCAGAAGGAGAGATAAACGATATAGAAGAAATATTAGTAGATGACAAAGTAGTAACATGGTCAGGCGATCTAGCAGATAATACTCAAGTTACAGTTAATAGTTCTGATGCTAATTTTTATAAAATTCCTCCTGGTCAACCAGTTTCAACTCCATTACCAGAAAGTTTAATTACAGTAGAGCCACATTATGGAACAGATGGTCAATCAGCATCAACATTATTATCAACATTAAGTAATTGGGGAAGTAATCATAAACTATCTGGTCTTTGTTATCTTGCAATTAGATTTAAATGGAATCAAGACGCATTTACAGGAGTTCCAAAAGTACAAGCTAAAATTAAAGGTAAGAAAGTTAAAACTTATAATGCAAGTCTAGTTGAACAGACAGCAAGTTATCAAACTAATCCAGCATGGTGTTTATTAGATTATTTAACTAATGCTAGATATGGAAAAGGATTAGCAGTAACTGAAATAGATTTACAATCTTTTTATGATGCTTCATTAATTTGTGAAACACAAGTTACACCATATTCTGGTGGTAGTGATATAAACATATTTGATATTAATACTGCAATAGATACATCAAGAAGTATTTTAGATAATGTTAGAGAGTTTTTAAAAGGTTGCAGAGGTTATTTACCATACAATGCTGGTAAGTATAATTTAATTATAGAAACAACAGGCACAGCATCTATTACATTAACAGAAGATAATATTATAGGTGGTTATTCATTATCTACTCCAACAAAAAATGACAGATATAATAGAGTTATAGTTGGCTTTGTAAATCCTGATAGAAATTATCAAGTTGATGAAGTTCAATTTCCACCAATAGATGATTCAGGATTACCAAGTGCAGACCAACATGAAACAATGAAAACTGCTGATGGTGGATTTTTGTTAGAGGGTAGATTTGATTTCACAACAATAACTTCACAATACCAAGCTGAAGAAATGGCAGAGGTTATACTTAGAAGAAGTAGAGAAGCATTATCTTTAGGTATTAGTGTTGATTTTAATGGTTATGATTTAGCTATTGGAGATATAGTTAATATTACACATTCAAGTATTGGTTTTTCTGCTAAACCTTTTAGAGTGATTGGAATTACTTTTAATCAAGATTTAACTGTAGGATTATCACTTGTTGAATACCAAGCTAGTCATTATACTTGGGCGACCAAAGTACAAGCAACCACAGTACCATCAACTAATCTTCCTAATCCTTATTCTGTTCAAAAACCATCTATATCAATTACAGATGAAGTTATAGAATTATTTGATGGTTCAGTAGTTTCTAAAATAGTTGTTAATATTACAAATACAGATTCGTTCGTAGATGAATTTGAAGTTGAATATAAAGAATCTACTGCAACTGATTATAGATTAATGCGTAGAGGCTCAAATAAAATTGTAGAAAAATATCCTGTTAAAGAGGGTGTAATTTATGATATTAGATGTAGAGCAATAAATTCTTTAGGTGTTAAAAGTACATACACAACAACACAACATGAAGTCATAACTGCATTTGACCCACCTAATGATGTAACTAATTATTCAATAGACGTTGTTGGAGATAAACTTCATCATACGTTTGACCCTGTATCAAACTTAGATTTAGATTATTATGAAATAAGATTTACTTCAGATACTACAGAAACTATTTATTCAAACACAACAGTTCTTGTTCCAAGAATTGCAAGACCAGCAACTTCAGTTGTAACTCCATTTGTAGGAAGTGGAAAATTCTTTATTAAAGCTGTAGATAAATTTAACATTAGATCAGCTAATGCAGATTCAGTTGTTATTTCAGATCAAGTCTTTGAGGGTTTTAAAGCTGTTCAAACTATAACTGAAGAACCTACATTTGATGGAACTAAAACTGATTGCGTAGTTGTAGATAATGGATTGGTTTTAGATACTTCAAATAACTTTGATGATTTAACTGGAGACTTTGATGATGCTACTGGATTATTTGATTCTGGTGATGGTAATGTATCAACAAGTGGTAGTTATGAATTTAATACAGGTTTTGATTTTAGTAATAAATTCAGATTCAAAGTTTTATTAAATGAATTACAAGTAGATCATTTAGATTATGTAAATAACTTTGATGCACAAAGTGGTTTATTTGATTCTAAAGAGGGTTTATTTGATGGCGATACAGATGAGGCTATATCTTCTAATGTTCAATTACAAATAGCTTTATCAGATGACAATGTAACTTTTGGTAGTTTTCAAAACTTTAAGTCAGGAGATTATGTTGCAAGAGCAGTTAAATTTAAAGCTATACTTACAACAACAGATACATCATCAACACCAAAAATAAATAATTTA